CACAAATAGCTAAGATAGCTCGCGTTAATGATGTATCTATTGAAGAAGCACAGCGTCTCCTTGAAGAAGGGTTGAACATTCAATCTAAAATGGAAGAGGATATTAATAGACGTGTAGCGGAAGGGATGTCTTATGAAGATGCTGTTGAAGATTATTATAGAGAACAAAATCAAAAAAAGAAAGAGTCTAAAGCGATTTTAAAAGATTATGTTCAGGATAAAATAGATGAAATTGAAGAGGGCTCCCCTCTTGGATACATGAGGGATTTAGATTTGGAAAAGCTCACAGTATCACAACTTTCCGAAGCCGAAAGGGTTATTGATAATTACGAAAAGAATGGGGAGGTATTTGGTGATTATAACATAAGAGTTTTACAAAAAGCTCAAGATCGGATTGGCAGAGTAATAGATGGGGATTACAAAGTCAGAAGAAAGAAAATTGTTAAGCTATTCCGAATTATAGGGTCATACGCTGATGCTGTATTTGGAGGAGTGTTAACAAGTTCTGAATTTCTTGCAGATATAGGGTATAAACAGTTTCAGCTTTTACGGGAAAAAACTGAAGAAGCCTCTTTAAATTTCAACGAACAACTTAAAAAAATCATTGATGATACTCGTGAATATGGCACAGCTTCTATAGAAAACAATGTACGGAGGCAGGTTTACGCCATAGCCTTACAGCTTCAAGATTACAGTAATAGGACTGGTGTACCTGTAAGCGAGTTATTTCCGATTTTCAAGAATAATTTACAAGTTAGCCTCACCTCTTTGAAAAACAAGGGGGAAGATAATTCCAGTGAATACAAAGCCCTTGAAAAAATAGTTGAAGAAATGGAAGGGGTTGAGACTATAGAAGACATTCCGATTAATGAGGGGGATAAAAAGGTTGTAGGAAAGGTTATTGAACTTCATAAAGAAATTGAACCTGAACTAAAAGAGTTTACAGAAAGAGCTAAAAATAGAGAGTTTCAAGAGAATGAAAACTACCTTTCTATTCAGATACGTGGGAAAAAATCTGATGAAATGGATGAAACTATTACTGCGAGTATGCAATATTTAGAACAAGTATTTGGAGCCAATGTATTCCCTAAAAAATCTAAGACATTACGAGAGCGTGGGGATTTTTCCGCTTTAGCTCCGGGAGAGCATTATGCATTGAATTTTAATAATATACAACATTCTTCTTTTTTTAATAACCTTTTTGAAGCAAGGGTATCAGAACCTTTAGGTGTTATAAGTATAGTTTTGAATAGTAAAAATGTTGAAGATAAGGTTACTGAGAGGGTTACTAAGGATATTAAATATTATATATCAGGAGAGAAAGATCAAACCTTTTTACGAAACCAAATGTCTTACGGTACTGATGTGGTATCTAAAGCTTTGATAGGTGGGGCTAGATCATTAAAATCAATGGCTACAAGATTTTTATTTGGAAATCCTGTAATTCAAGTTTTAAAACAATCCATTGTTGGTGTGAACACTCCTATGTCTTCTATTAGGGATTACGGTTATAAAGGGTTAGTTCGGTCATTATCTTTCAAGAGTATTATAGAAAACTACAAGGAATCAAGGAAAATTATAGCTTCAAGCACATCAAACAGACGGGATGTAGAAGCAGAGATATTAAGGATGAACTCCCCACAACAAGAAGCTGTAGAACGTTTTGTGCAAAGTCAGGCTAAAGGAATTAAAAAAGCAGGGCAGACTATTAGTGGAGTTAATAATTTTATTAAATCAATTCAGTTATCGGGGCTTCGATATACTGATAAAGCAGCCTCTATATATACTGTTTTGGTAAGTTATCAAAACTACTTAGCTTTTGAAAAAGGGGTTGAGATAAAAGATTGGAATGAAGAGATTCGCCTTTTAGAAGAGGGCGACCAAATGCGAGAGAGGGCTCTTTCGTATGCGGAAGAACAAATGAAAAGAGATCATAACATTAGTGTGCGAGAGGAGGTAGCCCCTGTATTTAGGACTATTAAAGGAACAGATTCGCAATCTAAATTTATTAATACAGGTAAAAAAGTTACAGAAGAACTACTCCTTCCATTTGCTCGGTTTGTTATCAATAAAAAAGTTTCTATATGGAATGATCTTGGGAAGTTAGGGAATAAAGAAACCGCTAGAGAGGGAACTATAAACTTAGCTGGACACACTATTGAATTAGCTTCTTTCAGGGTTCTTTCCGATTATATACTTCCTGAAATATATAATGTTATAAACAGCTTCTTGTTTGGGGATGAAGATGATGAAGAAAAAAGAATAGAACCTGATGACATTCACGAAAATGAAGAAAAGTATCAGAAATTTATTTCAGGGATGGTGGCTGACCTTTTACCTATCGCAGGAACAATGCCTACAAAGATAACTTTTGATGGTATAAATTTTATGTATTTTAGTCAAGCCTATGCAAGAAACCCTGAAGCATTTGATTATTTAGAGGGGGACGATATGGGGGATAAGTTTAGAAGTTGGTATCGCCTACAAGAACAACCTTTGTCCCAATATATGCCCAGTCCAGATTATAGTAAACCTTTTCCTGATATGGGGATGGGCGCTTATTCAATACCAGTTAGTACTATCTGGGACGGCCTTGATAAAATGAGTATAAAGGACGGGGAGTACACTGACGCTTATGGGAATAAGAGGTATTTATCTAAAGAGGACGCAAAGAAAATGCGGAAGATAGGTCTTTTACAAGCGGTTGGGGGGTTAGGTTTTTCAATAGGAGAGCTAACTTTCCCTGCTATTAAAAAGGGATATGATATACAAACATACAATAAGTACAACAATCGTATTGAGCGAGCTTTGAATGAAAAGGAATATAGTATATCCGAGGCTTACTTGAAAGATTTCAGAGAGGAAGATGATCTTGCTACGCGTCTTCAGGCGTTAAGTTCCAGTCAATATCAACTTAATAAGGGGGTTCAAAATATGCTCACTCGACAAAAAGAGTTTTTCCGTAGGACATCTTCCATTACGAAAACCCCTAAAGAGTTTTTCAAAAAAGTTTATGATCGTTATCGGAGTCTTCCTAAAGAAGATAAAGAGGACTTCCTAAACTCTGTAAAAACCTATATAATTTTGGAAAAACCAAGTTACTACAATGTAAATTTACCTGAGCTTAGTAAGATGGAAGAAAAGGAAAAGGAAGAGGGGAGTTAAAATTAAAAAGCCCCGACACAACATCGGGGCTTCAATCAAAAATCAAACAACCATGAAAAACGAATTACTCATCAACTTTTCAATTCTTTAATTTTCTTTTCATACCATTGAGCTTTTTGAAGGTCTTTATCTTCATTAGAAGGTTTGTCGCCTAAGCGAAGTCGGTATTTGAAGGAGTTCATCTCACAGAAGGCTATAAACTTTTCCTCCCCCCATATATCAATCATCATTTCCCAAACCTCCTTATTGTACTTCTTGTAGTGTCCAGGGTTTACGAAGTCGTAAGGGGATGGGTTTGCATCCTCCATCTTTTCATTAGAAAGGGGTGTTTCGGTATCATTTCCTTCCACAAGTTCTTTTATAAGGTCAATTACAAAACCTTTCGGTGTCGCACCCCAATACCCACATTTATCATCCTTTTCTTCCACAATTTCCTTTATGAGGTCTTTTTTCATATCTGAATTACAATTAATGCCATTATAAAAGTATATCGACTCGTTAGAACCCATAAAAGGTTGTATAAAACTTAAAGGGAAGCGATATGTAATTTTCACCTCCTCACCATCACTGGTTAGGTAAGTTTTCCCCAATTTCAGAGTGTCAAAGTCTTTAACCTCGTACTCTTTCTCAACCACCTCTTTTATGAGGTTTATTTCCTCGTGAATAGTAAAATGACCGCCATCAATGAAGTATTCTTCCTCGTTAGAACCCAGAAAAACACTTCTGTTAATGTATTTTCCGTTATCTCTAATAATTCTAACCTCTTCTCCTTTCCTGTTTAAGTAGGTCTTACCAACTTCCAAGGTGTCAAAGTCTTTGTAATCCTTAAATTTCATATCATTTGTTTTTATTAGGTTATCCAAAACTATTCCCTACATCTACAAAGCTGACGGGTATCCTCCCTTTAAAGTGGTTGTGAAGGAGGTATATAAAAGATGGTTTTTCCCAAACCACTGAACCGCAAAACAAAACTATAGGGTGGCTATCAAAGTTATCCGACACCAATCGGGTTATTTCAAATAACAGATCAAAAGTTCTTAAAGTTTCGCTGTTTACAAAAACCATATTGTTTATCATCCCATTATCTTTCAGGCTTTGGTGTTCAGGAGGGCCAACCACAATCACCACCCTATCTTGAAGGGCGTTTATGAAATGGTGGAACTTCCCCCTGCCTTTAGCCTTCTCAAAAATATCCCCGTCATGCCAAACTGTATTTTCAAAGAGGGGGTTGTCCTTAAAGTACCCTGCAAGTTTGGAGTAGGTGGTATCGCCAATCGCTATCATATAGTTATCGGTTCCGATTGTATTGCTTTGTAGAACCTGTTTTAGTTTCTGAGAAGCTCCTTTAAGGGCGTTGAACACATCAGGGTAGGATAATATAGAGAAAGAGAAGGGTTTCCGATCTTCAATCTTGTTGACAAGGCGAATGTAGTCATCGTTTATCATAGTTTTGATTTTTCGTTTTCGCTAACACGACAATCCTCAAGGGAGAAAACTATCCCACGGCAATACATCTCACCATAATCCTCCATTACATCAAATGTATGATGATGTATATCGGTTGTTATGAGCCAACTTGCAATAACTTCATCATGTTCGTTAAGTGGACACCATATTGCATTTATTTCTTTCGCTTTATTTATTTCTTTTTTAAAATAGGGGCAATCGTCGCCTTCATCACATTTACTTTCAAGAAGTCCATTTTCGGTTACAAGGGCACTCCCCCCTTCAAAGGCGCCAACCTCATCATCTATTGCCCCTCTAAATTCTATAAGGTCATCAGATGAACCAAACACAACTACTAACCCGTGTTTTTTTGCTTCCTCCTCTAATTCTTTACTTATTTCATTGCGATACTTACAAAAATTGAGTTTCTCCGCTAAAGTTTGTGCATCCATTCCATAATTCATTCGCTTTGCTCTACAACATCAAATAAAACCAATATAAGGTCGTATGCTTGATGTTTTGTTATTGCCTTGTTTTCAAGGTCAGTTAAAATTGATTTTAATTGTTCCATATTTTTATTTGGCTTTAAATAAGTTTGTGAACTTGTCTTTTTCTAAAGTATCTAAGGATAAATCAATATCAACCTCATCGTTTGTTTCAGATAATTCCGCACCTAATTCTTTTAGAATCTTGTTTAACGATAGTGGTTTATTCCATTGTTGATAAAGCGCTTTTATTGCTAAATCTGACACTTCTGAATATCCTGATACTCTTGTGTGTCCCGCGCCAAAATTCAATAAAACAAAACACTGTTTGTTTTTCTTTGGTGTAATTAACCCAATAACAGTTTGTTTCTGAATAGAATCACATTTAACCTCAGTAATTAAGTTGTTGGGGTTCATCATATAATTTCTAGAAACTTTATCACCTTGACCAATTATAATTTTATATCCACAATCCGACCCCCCTGAATAAACGTTATTCTTTACTAATGTGGGGTTATCTAACCCTTTATTTGCGTATAAATATTCAACAGCACCATCTGGAGCAGAAGTAATATCCCCTGAATACATTAACTCGCCATCTCCTTGATTGTAAGAGGAGTTCCAGCCAACTTTACCCCCTATATTTAAACCCGATAAATCAAGATCATTAGCTCCCCAATCATCTTTCCAATACACACCTACAGCGAGTTTTTCCCCATAAAATCTAGTGCCTGTAGGTATATTACCGACAAACATTTTTTCGGAAGTAGGAAGAGCATACTTTATATTTTTAGGGATAAATACAGTTTTACCAGTTAGATCAAATCTCTTTTTTAAATACTGTAAAAGAATTTCATAATTTCTCTCGTGCATTAAAAAAATCTCTCCACGTTTCTTTATACTTATTATTGCCGGACTTTCTTTAACCCAAGATTTTCCATTCCTTATTCTATACAAAAAAGTGTCCTGTCCTTTCATTCGCGTATAACAAGCTGACAAAGCTTTAAACAAGGCAAAAGGGGTGGCATTATCAAGCCAGTGTAAATCAGAATTAGAAAGAGGTGTATTTGTAACATCATTCAATGGATTTGACACTAAAGGTTTATGATATTTTTTTGAAAGTTTACCAATCTTATTAACGGTTTTGGGAGCTTTAGATTTGTATGCTAAAAATAAAGGTTTAAACCTATTAAATATTTCTGCCAACCTTTCTAACCCGTAATTTTTAAAAATTTGTGTTGGGTTGTATGAGCTATTTTTAATAAGCTCAATTAAATCATTGTTTTTAATTAGTAGAGTTGTATTTGTAGTTCTATAAATTACATACCTAAAAAACTCCACTGGATTATCAGGGTAAACATAGTAATTTTCAGCTATTTTTACAATAGCCTCTTTATTTTTGATATTCTCTTTTCCTGTAAAGGTATACCCTAATTCATCAACTAAAACAGTTAACAAATCATCAATAGTTTCTTCCGTTAAAGCAATACCAGATTGAAGTAATGAAAGACATTTTAATTTCATTTCATTACTTGTGTAAGCTTTAATAACTTTAAACGATAATTTCCCTTCTG